TATCATTAATCGTACAAGTTTTAGGTTTGAATATTTTATTGATATGTAGAAACATTGCACCACCACCAAAGAATGGTTCTACATAGTTGTCTACGGTATTATAGAGGTTTGAAGTTTCTGGTAATAGTCCACTCTCAGTATATTTTTTTATCATTCGGGTCTTACCACCAGCCCACATGAATAACGGTTTATTTATTTTTTTCATAAGAAATTAGATAAAGTGTTACTTGAAACATTTTCAATCATTCGTTTTGCAACTTTTGATGTTGGTGTAAAAGAACATCCAGTATTTACAATGGAATCTCTCATTAATGTTTCGATTTCTTCATAAGAAAATCCAGTAGGTTTTATGAACCAAGAGTGACCAGAGTCGTATAAAACATTAAATTCTTTATCTGCACCATCAAGATGTAGGTGAGATAGTGCCACTTTGTATGGATTTCCGCTCAAATCTTCAAACCCCTCTCCAATTCCCAAATGTACACTCTTTATATCGGGATTGAAATATTTTAAAGTAGCATTATTATCAGCGCACCGTTCAATGGCATTGCCTGGTTTGCCTTGTTTTTTGCCTTCTAAAGCAACCATAGGAACACCATCTTTAAACCAGACTCCACCATCTGGTTCACAGCCTTCAAATATTCCATGTTCCAATAATACTTTTTTTGGTAACTTTCTCTCAAAGGTATAACCTATTAGAGAGTAAATTTCTTCTTGAAACCTTGAATTCTTAGATATAGATTTCATAGATTTATCTAAGAATCTTGCGTGTTTATCTGTAGCCACAGTATTCGGCTGTATACCAGCTTTCATAATATATTCTCGCTTAGTGTTAAAAAACGGAAAGGGTCAATCCCTTTCTCACTTCCATACTTATATTATCTCAATTCATCAGCACTTTGTCAAGTCTTTTCTTCATTACCTGTACATTTCTACTGTTTTTTGTATCAAACTCATCGCCACGGAGGTTGCTGGAATCACGCTACCTAACATGACAGCTTTATCGTTCCAGTAAAATCCTACTGCTGTCCAAGAACAAGCGCCGACAATGTAGAAAAGTTGACCATATATTGGTAGTCCTGCATTTTGTAGAAATATTCCAAATACGGCAGCAACCACACCTATCCATTTGAGATAACTGTCTGGGCCACCAGAAGGTGTACTAGGGGAGACTTCTTCAAACTGTGCCTGCATATCCTCAAGTTCTTCTTGCAGACGTTTCTTTTCTTTAGAGAGTTCCATAGCAAGACTTGCAGCCTTGCCCATCTGTCTCTCTTCTTTATATTCTACTTGAGTGTTATCTTTTTCTTCGGACATAATATAGTTTTATTCTAGTTCATTTTAAATTTTCGGTCTACCATCCTGACTTTACTTTGACCTTGATCGTAAATGTAAGCTTCTTTAATCGGCCCGTCAATATTCTTATCCCAAAAATCGAGAAATCGCTTACAGCGGGGATATTCGGGAACTTGGTCTTCTGTCTGCCACATAAACTCATTCACAACGTGTAAATAGTCTGGTATGTAGTAAACGACTTGAACAGTAGCAACCGTCCATTTGTGTAAAATATAAGCCAAGTTAGTCCTTTCCAGTTGAACCGAATCCTCCATCTCTATCAGTTTTTTGTTCTGGGCGAACATCACTTTTCATAATAATATATGGCAAATCCTTTACCATTTCTGCCTGACATATACGGATTCCATCGGATACAAATTGTTGATATCCACTTATGTTATAAACCATCATATAAACTGGTTCGACATAATCAGAATCGATAATGCCCACGTTGTTAGCAAGTGTCAAGCCTTGTTTCAATGCAAGGCTCGATCTTGGATATAAACGAACAGAGTGACCACTTGGAATGTCAAAAATCAATCCAGTAGGAATCAATGCTCTTTCGTGAGGATTGATCTGAACTCTTCCATCTACTACTTTTCTGTTTCTTTTGTCCAACTGTTCATGAGAATTCATATAAACACTTACTTCTGAACTCTCAGGTAAAAATGAACACATATCAAAACAAGCAGAACCTACCGTAGCACGAAATGGTTCTTTTACTTCTGGACTCGTTTTGAAAAAATATAAATCACTTGTCATTCTCATTGTCAGCTTCCTTTTTGTTTCCTATATTATATTTCGGTGTCAATTCCCATTCATCCTTCTCTTTAAAAGAAAGAATCTTGAGTTGACTCAATGGAACTGTAGGTTCTGCTGATTTTTCTGGTTCTACCAAAGATATTAATTCCCATTCAGAAAGTAAATTAGCAACGGTATTTCTCCGTGCTTCATCATTCTCTGAAAAGTTGGATGTTTTTCCGTCTAATGAAAATAATTCTTTGAAATGTACTATGTAATATTTTCCTTGTTTGTGGAGAATATGACACGATTGAAATAATGTTTTTTCTTTGCGTGATGCAATACCGATTCTTGTGAGGGTTTCTCTTACTTTGAGAAAATCATCGGGTTCTTTTAACTTCACTTCAATCATCGCTTGGATGATAGCTTCGCTCATTTTGTTCCTTTCAAACCACCTAATTCAATATTTTGTCGAATAATGTCTAATTGTGAGTCATCCAGCAATGTAGAATAATCTCTTGCTTTTTCGTAACTACAATTGTAATATTTCTTGATCAATTCAAGAACATCATTATTTTCACGTTTAATCCATTTACCCCATCTTTTTTTGGGTCTTATTGTATTTAGTAAAAAGTCAAACTGAAGTTTTGAATCTAGGTGGTTGCGAAAGTTCATTTCATTAGCGAACAGAGCAGTATCGTGGTTGAAACTTAAACCACGATTTATAATAAAGGAGTTATACTCCTTCTCAAGTATTGGCGTTTCATCAATCAAGTTCTTCTTACCATGATTGATTTGATTTATGAAGTCAAATGGGTTCATACAAACTCACATTCCGACATCAGTTCAATCAGGCATGCGACCAAGTTAATCTCTTGGTCTGCAACAAATGCAGATTTATACTGATAATCCGCGATAATCAATACCGCTTGTGGTATGGAAGATTTTTCCAATACTTCATATAGTTTGTCATAGATTTTACGATAGACAGTAGCAGGGTCATTGTCAACATTAGTAGCAACCCACTTTCTCATGTTCTGAAAATTCTTTTCTCTCAGAGATGAAATTAATTGAGTCAAATTCATTTCACCAATATTCGCTAGAATACCAGAATCGATATTACCAGAAGTTGAATATCTTTGAAGTTCGTTGATTACTCTACGAAAGTCAGGAAAATGTTTGTTGATAAGTTCTGCAACAACTCTCTTGTCGTGAACCACATTCTCAGAGCTAAGAATATGTTCGCATCTTTCCATGAACTTAGATGCTATCTCTGGTTTTTCATCTTTGCCGAGAACAAAATCTACAACCGCACATCGGGAATGTATCGGTTCAATAATACGATTTTTGTAATTACAAGTGAAGATGAAAGAACAGTTATCAGCAAACTTCTCAATGAATCCTCTCATTGCTGGTTGGACAGAATCGGGATTTGAGTAGTCTGCTTCATCAACGATAACAACTTTTCTTGAACTACCAGATAAAGATGTGGTAGAACAAAATTGTGTCATCTTATTTCTGAGAGTATCGATCATTCTACCCTCATCCGAACCATTGATGATTATGTAATCGGAATTGGTTTGTTCACATAGTGCTCTAGCAACAGTTGTTTTACCAACTCCTGCTGAACCAGATAATAAAAGATTGGGAACTTTTCCGTCTTTAGTCAAATCAGATAGTGTTCCCTTGATTTTATCCGATAGAACACATTCTGAGATTGTAGGTGGGCGATATTTTTCCACCCACAATAGAGAATCTTTTGCCATAATATTTCACTTTCATAATATAAATTAAATTCAAATTACTCATCATAGGATGAGTTTGCTTCCAAAGCAATCCAGTAGTTTAAAGTATCGGATTGACGTTTGAAGTGAGATATTCGTTTAGAAGAAAGGCGAACATCATATGTACCCTCCATCAACTTATTGAGATTTTCCATCTTGAATATCATTCGGAAAGTCTTGTCAGTTGAACCAACAGTAGTTGAAAAAGAATCGGATGTTGTATTTCCAGTATCCGCCACAAGAATACGAATTTCACTTCCATCGCCTTGTATAACAACTTCTGGTAATCCAAGAGTGTTAGCGGCATTGATAGTCTTCTTGAAAATATCTTCAGACAACTCAAAAGAAACTTCCGCATCTGGAAAGTCAATTTCTTTCTCAGGTGGAGTCTGAAACATTGAACTACTACCACAATAATGATATGTCGATTCGTGGTTACCGTCTTTTATTGACACACTACTATCCGAAAAAACCAATTCGGGGTCTTTAAATAAAGAAAGAGTTCCAAGAAAACGATTCAGTTCATAGATAGGAAACGTCTTAGGGAAGTCTTCGCTGATCTCAACAGAGGCCAGGATTGTGTTTAAAGGGGATACAGTTCTGAGAGTGCTACCCTCACGAAACTCTAAACTTTGATTGATATTAGCATAGTTCTTCAGGAACGATACTGTGCTTTCACTTAACTTCATTGTGTTCTCCTTGAGATTCACGGTTGTAATGATTATCATGTAAGTATAACATAATAATAACATAATGAGCGACTTTTGTCAAGTCGTTTCTATTAAATCCGCCCTTCTTACCATACCTTTGAGCGTATTTAATGATGTTACCGATACAGAACCCTTCTCCGTGTCCTGCATCAGCGATAAACTCTGTTGATTGTATTTTATTTTGAGAGTAATGTGAAATATAAGTTTTATCAATTGCATCCCAAATTTCACTTAAATACTTGCCCTCATCAAAAACATAATCAACTGGAAGTCTTTCTTTATTTTTTTCTATTTTTTTTCTTAGGTTTTCCATTGGTTGTTTTTGACTTTCTTCTTTTTTCATGAGTGCTTACTTTTGTTGTATCCATACCATGTGATGCAAATTCTAGATTTGCGAGACTTGCCATTGAACCTGTAAAAACATATGAACCCATATGACCCAATTCCATCCACGGACATAAGAAAATTTGATATCCAATCTTTCGAGCAAATTGACAAAAGAAATAATCTTCCGAAAGATAACGGTCACTGCCACCAGCTACTTCACCAAGATATGCTTCTGAATCAATCACAGTATCAAAGTAAGCGTGTATATTTCTATCACCCTTAAAATGTTCTGATCGATTGTGATCTGGTTTGTAACTAAATTGAGGAAACGCTTCTTTGAAATCTAAGAATACTTGTTTCTTGATCATCATAAACCCTGTTCCAATTTCTAAAGTATCAACTGGTTCAGATATCTGTATTTTGTGTGTATTTTCAACAGGATTAAAAACGTAGTCTCCTGTATATTTTTCCAATACAGTTGGGTCATCATCCGCTAAACCCATATCAACAGCATTCCGAACTTTTTCCCAAGCGATACATTTTTTCGGATAAGGGCCACCAACAATATCTTTATCTAAGGCAGCAAGTGTCAATACATCATTTGGATCGAAATGTATATCAGCATCAATGAACATCAAATGAGTATAATGACTTCTCATAAACTCATCTACTAGATAGTTCCTTGCTCTCGGAATAAGAGATTCGTTGAATAGATAGAAGAACTTTAAATCCATTCCATACTTTGTTGCTACTGTAGCAAGATCAGCACATGCTTTAGAATACATCCCTGAACACATTCCACCATACATCGGTGTACAAACCATTATTTTACTTTCTCGCAATTCCTCGACAGGTACTTTAACTTCCATAATTCTCCATTATAATTCACTAGATATGACAAAAGGGTGTCACTCACAAGAGCAACACCCTGTAGTATATATTATGAGTAATCTTCGACTTCTTCGACTACTGGTTTTTCTTCTTCAGTTTCTTCAAGACTGACAGTTTCATCTAACTTGGAATACAAATCCATGAAAGTGTCTTTGGTCTGGTCATCGAAACGAGCAACACACATTGATATTGCTTTCATTCTATCTTTGAAGATTGAGAAAGCATTTACAATATGAACCAATCTACGAGTAGAGATAATTTCATCAACTCCACCATCGTAAAAGGTTTTACGAATCAAGTCTGCCCAATCAACCAGTTTGACAGCATACTCTTCATCAAGACAACCAAGATTTGACATCAGTTTTTTGATGATGTTTTTCTCAACTGATATGGTAGGATATTCTTGTTCCAGAGTAATTGGAAATCTCTCAAGAAATGCTTCGTTGAGAATGTTAGTTCCGATAAAGCGCCCGTCTTCCGAGCCTTTACCTTTAGTGTTAGCAGTTGCCATAACTGTGAAACCAGCTTTGGGGCGAATCACTCTGCCTTCTTTTTTGATAAGAAGTGGATTGCCTTCCAGAACAGGTTGAAGACACATGATTTTGTTTGATGCTAAATCGACTTCATCTAACAGAAGTGTAGCACCACGTTCCATCGCCATTACAACTGGGCCGTCTTGCCAAACCGTTCTACCATCGATTAGAGCGTAGTGACCAATCAAATCATCTTCATCGGTTTCAATGGTGATGTTTACACGAAAAAGTTCTTTCTTTAGTTCAGAGTGAACTTGTTCAATCATCATTGTCTTACCATTACCAGACAAACCAGTAATAAAGACAGGGTAAAAACTTCCAGCTTTTTTAATGATTTTTACATCATTGTAATGACCAAACTTTACATATCCATCAACTTTGGAAGGAACATAAGATTCAGTATTTGTTGGAAACTCTATAACGTTTGAAACCATTTTAGGTGTTTCTTTTTCTACTGGTTTAGCATAAGCAACAATTGTTTCTGCTACAGGAGTAGTAGACACTATAGAATCACCATAGGGGAAATCATATGTTTTATCAGCGCCTCTTTCTGAGCGAGGAATACGGTCAATCAGAAACCAAGGCTTCATGACATTTTTTATTTTGAAATCGTCATCTTCTACGAAATTCATAATATCATCACGGGAAAAAGTATTTTTACCGCCGAGATACGAGCGAAGACTATCAATCGCTTTTTCTTGTCTTTTAGTAAAACTCATAACAAAATCTCTCAAGAGAGGGTTCACATAATATGAGAAAAGTCATCTCTTCTCACTTCCATACTTATATTATAACAATACATCGACTCTTTGTCAAGTTTTTTCTTCACATCAAGCAACTTTTTTGATAAAAGCGTTGAGAAGAACACGATTTTGTAACTTACCATTGGTGTTCTTTTTCAAAGCTCTTCGGATTACCGCTTTAGTAGCACCGACTTCAACTTTTTCCATATGGTCAACATCATCAATCTGAAGACTTTTAGTATTGACAATGTAAAGTTCATCATAAGATGTTTCTGTTTCAATCAAAAACTTTTCTTTACGAAACTTTGAAACTTCTTCATCAGTTGGATATCGTTCCATAATCCAGCCCATCTCACTAGCAGTTCTTCTAGTTCCACCAGAAGTCAGGAAAAATCCAAGAAGATTTATTCCCAATTGTTTTTTGAGAGCTAAAAGATAGATAGAAGTTGTATCCATTTGTTTACCATTATCTCTTGTAGGATAAACTCTCGTTCTAGTTTTAACATCATCAATGTGTAAACTTTTTTTATTCACATTACTCAACTTATTTTCGGAGTTGATATATTCCATGTGTCTGTTACTCTGACCATCAGAAAGAAATACGACATTGACGATTTGAGTTTTTGTCTTGGTCTTAAACTCTTCCACGATTGTCTTAGCACAAACAATTGTTGAATCTAATGGTGTTCCACCCAAAGAAAAATTGTTTGGTGCTCCATAATAATCATGATTTCGATAACCGTAATAATTTGACAATGAATCAGAAACCAACAATATGTTTCTATATGCTTCTGTCAACTCTCGGTTTTTCATTTTAGAGTTGAACAATGACATCAATCGTAAATGTTGATTGATGACCAAATCATTCTTCTTGTAGGTTGATATCTTCTTTCTAGCAGGTGTTTCATCATATTCAAATTTTTCTCTGTTAAAACTATAACTGTTACTGTTTTCAGTATGATCTCTGTAATGGTCAGTAAAAGCATAAACTTCAAATGGTATCTGAACTTTGGAACAAAACATAGTCAAGTTTACCAGTTGTTCGATAGTTTCTTTAATATAACCATTCATCGAACCAGACCAATCTATGAACATCACCATACCATGATTTTTACCTTCTGGTAAAGAAGTAATCTGACGAAAAAGATTTTCACTGTACTTATAAGCGTGAATCTTATTCATATCGAGTGTGCCTTTTTTAGAAGCATATGCTCTACGATGAATATCAGCAGCTTTCTTCATTTCAAACTCTTTGACCATGTAACTAATCATTTTACCGTTATTCTTTTTGAACGTTTTCAACAGTTCGTTTCCGGCATCTACTGCTCCTTTGCAGTTGTTGTAATAATCGGTCAGTTCTTTATGAATAACTTTATGGTCAATAACGATTGATTCTGTATTGATTTTTGGAAATGTCAGATAGTTAGGAATTCTTACTTCATCACTCATATCTGACATTTCTTCTTCTCTGTCACGAAAATTATCATCAGTCAAAGAAGATGGTTCTTCGGAAATATCGCTATTCATTCCAGCACTACTAGTTCCGCCTTCAAAATTGTTTGAAGTGTTTTTAGAATCATCTTTTTCTTCAGTAGAATCTTCGTTTGATTTAGAGGAAGGTTTGGTTTTATTTTCTTCTGACTTTTCGGAGTCATCATCCGAATCATCTTC